TTAAGAAACAAGCACTTACGCAAGTTTCAAACCAGCCTGATTTCCTCCTTGTGTCGTATTTGTGTCGCTAGCGCCAAAAATGGCGTCAATTTTCCGTGCATGTTCGGTCAGGTGGTTCGGTGCCAGGTGAGCATAACGACGCACCATCTCGATGCTTTCCCATCCTCCCATTTCCTGTAAAACAGAAAGCGGGACGCCGGACTGGATCAGCCAACTCGCCCAGGTGTGCCGAAGGTCGTGAAAACGGAAATCCTCGATCCCCGCTTTTTTCAACCCGGCGCGCCAGGCGTTATTGTCATCCACCCGCATTTTTCTAACTGCGGGCGTTAGTGTTCCATCCGGGCGATGTTTTGCCGTGGTGTGAACGAACACCCATCGGGAGTGCTTCCCTATCTGATCCCTTAATACCCTGCATGCGGTATCATTCAGAGCTACGCCTATCGCCTTGCCCGCTTTTGCGTTCTCCGGATTTACCCATGCAACCTTTCTCTGCATATCGACCTGCTGCCACTCAAGCCCGATGATGTTTGAGCGGCGCAGGCCGGTTGCCAGTGCAAATATCACCACTGGCTTAATGCTCTCCGGCATGCACTCGATCAACCGCTCAGCTTCTTCTCTGGTCAGCCACCGTATCCGCTTACTGATCGGCTTGCGGGTTTTGATAACAGGGGCTGTTTTTATCCAGCCCCAGTCATTCGCCGCGGCCCTGAGAAGGGAGCGAATGAAGGAAAGGTGTTGAGCCTTCGTAGCCTGCGAAACCTGCCGTGGTTTGTACTCCGGAACCGGCTTTCCCTTCCTCATCGCGGCATCACGCTTACTCTCCCAGACCTGCAGGTGTTTACGGTTGATCATCCCGTTAACGGCTTCGTGAACTTCCTCCGCCGTTATCTTCGAGACATCACGGCCGGAAAAATGCTGCAGCCAAAACTCAATTTTGGTTTTGTCATCATCCAGCGATCGCTTATGGTCCTTTTCCCGCAACCACCGGATACAGCATTCTTCGAAGGTTCTGACGGGCAGATCGCCGATCTGGTCAACCCGCCACGCTTCCGCCTTCAGCTTGTCGTGGAGCTCCTGAGCCTGCTTTTTGTCCCCCGTGCCAAGAGATCGCCTAACTCTTTTTCCTGACGGCGTAAAGAAATGACAGTGCCACACGCCGCCCCTGAGGGTGATTGACATAAAACTTCTCCTTTATGTTCACCCGCGTTCGCGATGACAGGATCGCGCGGGGTTTTCAAATATGCAATACACGCAGCCTCGGTCGTTCTGTACTTATTGCCGACCTTGCGGCCGGCGAGCTCCCCAGACTCAATCAGGCGGTAGATCACCCGCGCCGACACGATGAGCAAATCGGCGGCCTGCTGTGCTGTAATCGGTCTATCAGATGCCATATCACCTCCGATGCTTACCGCGTAATTCCTCTTCTTCTTGGCAATCAGCGCAGCGCTGACAGCCCGCCACCAGTTCCCTGCGCCGCTCGGGTATCTCTTCCCCGCAGTCGCGGCAGTGAGTAGCTGAAACCGCCGAATGGTTGATGCGCATGTTCTGGATGGTCATTTCCAGCCGGCGCTCTGCCAGCTCGTTGGCCTGATCGATGATTTCTGCGCTCATACTGCACCTTCCAGTTCATCAGGCAGCTCAATTTCATCGCCAAACTTTGCGAAGACGACAGCGCGACATACAGCCACACGGGGATTGTCTGCAGTGAGCCCGCGGCGACGTCCTGGTGCTACAAGCTCATTAACTCCAACCCAGTGATAAACTTTTCCTGTTGCCGGGTCTGCTGACTGGTAACAGCTGATAGAGTATTTCTCCATCAGCTCACCACATTGGTCCCATTTTGCGGATGGAGAAAACACTTTCATTGCCATCTCAACGAATAATGTTTCCGAGGTGATGTGCAGTATTGGCTGGCTCATGTTGATAGAGCATGCAACCGCGTAATCAAGCTGCACACCACTTAGATTTGCTGTTTTAACTTTCATGCTGCACCACCTTCAACGCGCTTGAACTCGATAACCCAAACCCAGGGGTTGGCATTCCAACTTTCGGCGCCATAGATGGATTTCCACAACTCCTCCCATACCTGAAAGCCATGAGTGGCAGGTCGAAAATCATAAAGACCGCATCCAACCTCTTTGCAGATATCCCCAAGGGTAATGGACTGCAACCGCTCAACGCGCACATTGGTGATTTCCAGCAGAATGCGGCTGGCCCAGCGCGGCATGTGGATTGATGGCACCCACTTGGCAGTGCAAACCTTTTCCTTGCGCATATCACCAATCCAGTCGTGGTCTGCGCGATAGGTGAGGAGTCCGCCATATTTATTCCATGTTTCACGGACCCAGATGCGGTCGCCTGGCTTGCCAAATGCGCTGTTCAGATAGTTCCCTGCCGACAGCTCCCCGGCCAGTTCATTGCCAGCCAGTTCGCACCCAAGGTTTTTATCATGCACAGGGAATTTCACTGGGCGCCGGGTCTGCGTCTTCCGGCCGTCGAGAATTGCTCGCATCATTTCCCCGTTAAAAATCATTCCGCGTTCTTTCATGATTCCACCCCATAGCGGCCGCTAAGCCGCCCAATAACACTGACAAATTTGACTAAGCTGACGCCCATCGGCTTTACCTTCTCGTAGTGCTTGCGAAGGATGGGGGGGCATACAGCGTTCCACTTCGGTTTAGGCTTTACGCTCATCGCTTTGGTTATCTCTTCTGCGCAGCGACGAGCCTGGGCGCGGAGAGCGTTTTCCTGTTCTTCTGGCGTCATGCTGCCTCCGTCTTCACAACGTCGATGGCGCAGCCGGGGATCAGTTCAACGGAAGCGGTGGCGCACTGGTTACCCCAGTGGCTCCAGCCTGGCGCTGCGCTGCGGCTGAATAACTCAATCCGCGGCACGTCTCCGTAGAGCAGTTCCAGGCGGTGGCGAACTTCCCACGGTTTCTCGCTGTGCGAGCCGAGTGGGCTGTAGACCACCTGCTTAATTCCGGCGTGCTTGCGTTCCAGTCCGGCGCCGCGGGTGGCGATCAGCACGTCTTCGGTATTGGCGCGGGTGTGGTTGCCGCCGTTCATGCGCGTCTCGGCATTAAGCAGGGCGAGGAAGTCGTAAAAATCGGTCACATCGCCCTCTGCCAGAGCCTTGGTAATGCGCAGTTCGGCCAGCTGATTAAGCTTCACCCAGGTGAAGCCCTTCATCGTGCGCACCGTAAAGCCCCAGGCTTCGGCCAACTCGATCGCCTCCTGGTTGTGGGTGCCGGTGTACCACATCGCCAATACGGCGTTATCCGCTGCGAGATCCCATACCGGGAGCCGCTTCATATCGAGCAAGCTCATGGTGGGGTAGTGATCGACGGCGGCGCCGTTGCTGATCGTGTTCCCGTAAGACCAGGCCGGGTCGGCATAGATAAGTGAGTAGCGGTTCATAGGACTGACTCCATTTCATCGATATAGAGGCCAGATGCGATAAGCCGGCGGCGCCGGGCCGCTTTATCAATACATTTCTGGCGGTTGCCAGTGGCGGCCTGAGCTATCGAACGCTTGGTGAACAGGCGAGTTTTACCCTGCGGGGTAATGACCTTTGGCCTTGTGATCAGGTCAAAGGTGCGATCGCAGATGCCGTCCTCGTTGAGCCAGGTTTCCGATGCGATCAGCTGTGCAATGCGGCCTTCTCCCCTGGTTATGCCGTTCGCAACGCGGTTAAATTCGACAAGCGTCACGCCGAATTTCTCCGCTATTTCGCTGCCGGTAACGGGGCGGCCGCGCGTCTGGATCATCCAGATCACCCGCTCGCGAAGGCCGGAGAATTTCCCGACTTTGCCAGGCCTGCGGTAAAATGGAGTGCGTTTCATTTCCACTGCTCCCCGAAGGTAAAGCCGATCTCCGCCAGCGATTCATCCATCTTGCTGATGAACTCCGGCACCATTTCGTTGAAGTCGGACATATATTTGTCGTCGCGCTCAACAACCACATGGTGAATGCCTTCTCGCTTCATGCGAGGGTCATAATTCGCGAAGTACCAGGCGTCCTTCCCGGTTACCCACATGCTGAATTGCACCTGGGCCATATAGGCGGATTTGATAGCCTCGAAGCCGCCAAGCCGGAATTTCATGAAGTCGCGAGAGGTGAAAGGGCACTTCAGCTCAAGGCCGCGGCCATCACTGCACAGGCCGTCTGGTGAGCAGGCGGTGCGCATACCTTCGTCACGGAAAAGGATCGGCGACTCGGTTACCTGCACGTCGGTGGTGAACTCAAACAGGGTGCGAGCGTCGGCCTCATACTGTTTCCCCCAGGCCAGCGCCTTGGCGTTAACTTCCGGCGCCACGCCGGTGCACACTTCGGCAAGGAGCGTAAGGAAGTAGGACATCTTCATATCAGTCCATTTCTTGCCTGACTTAGGCTTAGAAATGACGTTGTGAACTTCCGAGGCAGTGATCACGCCGAGGCGTAAGCGGTGCCAGGATTCATCTCCCTGTTCAACGCGGGTAACGTCAATGCCAGTTCGTTCGAGGATAATTTCTGGTGTCATGCTGCCACCTGCGCTTTTTTCTGGAGGAAGCTAAAGCCTTTCTGCGCTTCTTCTTCGGTGAGCTGTGACGCCTGTAAAATGTCACGCTTGAAGATGTTGCTGCACAGAGGCAGGAAGTCCTGCTCCCAGTCCTTATTCAGGGACGTCAGGAGGTCGGTAATTGCCTGCAGCGTTTCCTCACTGGCCACCAGGGGGAGCGCCTCGGTCGTGCTGCGCGGCGTCACGTCACGCGCATCCACTTCCAGCGTTTTACCTTCCATCTCTTCGGCGGTGGGCTGCTGTCCAATTTCAGGCCATGCCTTACGCAGAGCCTGAGCCTCGGCACACTTCGCCAACTGGCCATAAGGGCGCTTTTTCCACATAGCATTTGGCGCGGTAGTGTCGCGGCCGGCGGTGGCGTAGTTTTCAACCCAGTATTCTTTCGCGCTGAATTCGACGATCTCCCCGCTCGGCATGCGCTTGCTGACTGTGTACTTGCACCATTGAGGTACGGTCACTTCAATACCGGTAAGCGTCAGAGTGACGTCCGGGCCGAACTCTGGTTCTTTTGCGCCAGCGTAATCACCGGAGCGATCGGCCTGAATCCGATAAAGCCCGATGCCCGGCATAACCACATCGCGCCACTCGCTTTTACCCGACTTCGAGTCCTTAACGCTCATTGGCACCAGATGAACTGGCTTCAGAAGCGGATCGAGGTTCCTGGCCCGGCAGTAGTCCAGCGCCATCATTACCGACTCATCCTTGGCGCCAGGGTAAATACTGTTTTTGAGGGCGCTCCAGGTGGCGCCGTCAATGCCTCTCTCAGCAAGAGAGCCGGCTGTAATCACAAGTTCGTTAGCCATTGTTATTCCCCAAAGTTAAAACGGGCAGCCGGTGCGGTGATCCCAGTCGTATTCCGCCTGGGCGTAAGCTATTGCTGTGCGCAAGTCGTTGTATACCTCGCCAGCCTTATCGCTACGGAGGCCTTCATATGGAAACGCTTTGGACGATACAGACTGGCGTAGTGCCGCGTAGGGATCCTCTGGAAGGCTGTCAAATACCTCTTTTGCCCGATCTTCAATCCACTTTTGCTTCTCTTCGGTGAGCGTTTGCTTGGCCCATTTCCGTTCTTCGATAGCGTCGTATGCGCGGTATGCGTTCATAAGCACCTCAGTAACTGATACCGGTATGGGGAATGCAGCCGTCTTTAACCGCTGTAAGCACCTCGATAGCCTGTTCCCGGGTAGAATTAGTTATTTCTGACATGACTTTTCCTGCAAAGTATTAATATTAACAATCTCGTTATTCGCAAACTTACCATGATATTTCTCGCGAGCTTTTATTACTGCTAACATGGCTTCTTCAAGGTCCATAAATGAACCAAAATAAACAGTTTGTTTATTTGCTCTGCATCGAGCATGCCATCTCTTATCTTTTTTGCTCCAAGAAACACCTTTAACTCCGGATGCGCTGTTTTTTTGATGTTTTTTGTTGTGGTTATTACCAGATCTTGATGCTTCTCTTAGGTTTATCAGTCTGTTATCTGATTTTTCACCATTTATGTGGTCTATTTCATTTTCGGGCCACACGCCATACTCATACAGCCAAGCAAGGCGGTGAGCAAAATATGCTTTATTTTTAATCCTTATTCTTATATACCCATACTTAGAAATTGTGCCAGCAATGCTGCCAATTTCCTGACCACCGGATGATGTATTCCTGCGAAAAACTCCAGTATCTTTATCGTATGTAAGCAAAGCCCTTAACTCATTTGAATTAATCATTTTTATATTCCAGATAAATTTTATTAAATTATCTTAATAATTAATTTTTGTTGCCTGGCTCGATTACCGGCTGAGACCTTGTCCCAACCCGTTCAGATAAACTTCAACCAGCAAGTCGGTTGTGTAAGTCCGCTCAATCACGCGATGCAGGTACAGGCGGCCGCGTTTATTTGCTGATGCTGTCCAGGTACTTTCCCGATGCTTAACGAGCATCCCTGGCAGAACGGCGCCGCGGTTAACGGTCTGTGTCCCGTAATGATGACTAACCATTGAACACCCCCGTAACGTGCAGAATTTTGATAATCAACACTGTCCAGATAACGCCGCATATCAGCAGGCAGTAAATCAGTGAACGAATGCCTTGTTTGCTCATACCGCACCCCAGCACTGAACGCTTACGAATGCGACCAAAGCCAACAACATTGCCACCTTCACCTTGAATCTGTTCCACGCAGGAACCTCATGTTCTCGGATCATCTCTTCACCTTTGCCTTATCGCGGCTAACGGGACGTTTTGACTTCACCCCGGCGTTGCCGGTGTTGTTTGGATGAGTTAATTTAAAACCATAGTTGTTTTGTAGTCAACAACAATAGTTGTTTAAATGGCTGGAATGGTTTATTTGGTTGTTTTTATTGGTTATTTATTTTTGTAAAGCGTGCTGGTAAGCTCAAAAAAACGCCAAAGAGGGTAGCGCCATGTCGAATGAGGATGAGTTTTTCGCAGAGATGCACCCGCAGATTGCGCAGGTTATCGGGATAGCGGTTATGCAGCTGCTGGTTGAGAAGCGCGAGCCATCAAGAGAGGCGCTGATAGAGATGATTCAGGTGCTGTGGCTGGGGGACCAGCCAGATCTGGCTGTGGAGCTGGCACTGGACGTGCTGATGCTGAGGGAAGAGTAGGGCAGTAAAAACCCGGCGCGGTGGCCGGGTTAGTTTCATTTATTGCTATTCGTTTCCATGGGGCTGTCAAAGAAATCAAAGTAAGGCAGATTGAACCTACCAAGATTTGACATGAGGATGATTTGCTCGGCATATGTTTTGATATAGGGATATGCCATTGTTGGAACTATGGACCTTATCTCATGTGATTTAGCCATTTCATCAGAAAAATCATCTTCTGAATGAAAGTCAAAGTCGTATGTGATGTCCATTTCAAGACGACCTTCAATGGTTACGGAGGCAAAATATCTTACTCTAAATAGTTTGGAATCCTTCACATTAGAGTAAAGTTCATTGTTCAGCTTAACAGTTGCGCTCATGGTTTTTTTTGCAGCTGAATCACCTTCTAGCGGCTTCATAACCAAGCTTTCAACTTTTTTGTTAATGAGTTCAATTTTCATGATACTAATGAATAATTCCCGTCAGAAGTCATTCCATCGTTCAGGTTGTTAGCCGCTGAGAAACTCGATGACAAGCCACTTATCAAAGAAAAACCACTAACTATAACGTTCTGTTTTTCTTCGCATTTGTCGGCACCCCTTACAGCCCTGGACAACATCTTTGAAAAGTAAGATTCTGTAGCCTTTTCAGCGAAATAAGGAGCAGAGGATATGGTGGCTGACTCACACTGAACAATGACGCTAGTCATGGTTGTTTCTTCTTCCTCTGCGTCAACGAGGCTCCATTCAATTGCGCTCATATCTTGAATTAAGATATCTGCAGGAATTCCAAGTCCGTCATGCAGTCTACGGATCATTGAAAGACTTAATGGACGCTTGCGGTTTAAGACCTCAGATACTTTAGACGCTGATCCAATGTACTGTTTCATGTCGGCATGAGAAAGGCCTTGCTGATCCATGCGGAATTTAATGGCTTCTATAGGGTCAGGCTTGTCCATAGGGAACTCGCGCGACTCATAGTGCTCGATAAGCAAGCCCAACAGTTCAAGCTCATCGAACTCTTCAGTCCCAGGTTGTAAATCACTAGACGCAAGTTCAATGAGCCTCTCCATAGCTGCAGCATGCTCTTCACTATTTTTAATGATGCGCCAGCTAGTTCGATTCATTTAAGCCTCCACCTGTCGTACTCTGCATGAGTTCCAACCCTTTCAACTATGACCATTCCTGCCGTGTACACAACTTGGACAACGAGCCGATAGTTATTGCCTTTTATATTAAAAATCACCCTGTTATCAGGAAGGAAGTCAGCAGAATTATATCTGTTCCGTATGTCTTGAGTCGTTTTCCAGTTTTCTCTTATCACCTCATCATACCAAGAGTCTAAAGCCCCCTTGGCCTGATTGTGCTTCCGGCTAAAACTGTGAAGCTTCTCTACGTTTAAGACCTTCATAACCCGATTTGGTTCCCTCTTTGGGAATTATAGATTCATTTCCCATAAAGGGAATCTGTATTTTTATCCATGCATGCTATGTGCTTCACCCAGGCATTCCATCAGCCTATTTCGATGACTCAATCGAAGTCATCCCGCTCATCCTTCCGCTTGAAGAAAACTTTATCCAGCCTGAGCACTATCCCAACCAGTCCGATAATCAGTAAAGTAATGAGTATTGGGATAATCAGATCAGACATGCTTCCTCTGCGTGCTAAGGCTTTACCCATGCTTCCTGTACGTCTGCGGCATGCTGCCGATCACCTTTCCGAACACCAATACCCGATTCATCTCGTCTTTCTCGATCGGGTCCCAGGCTGCATAGCTCTTGTTATCTGAGATAACCAGCAGCTTGTCCTTCATCTTCTGCAGGCGCTTCACGTGAGCTGTGTCGTCGTACAGGAAGGCGTATATCCCGTCGCCGTCGAAGCTCTTAACGCTGATGTCGACGAACAGCAGATCACCCGGCTCAATCGTCCCAGACATGCTGTCGCCCCGGACGTTGATGATCCGGATGTTCTCAGCCTTGCGCCCATCGAACATGTGGCGCGCTTCCGCTGGCGCATATTCAACGGAGTGGAGAATCTCCACGAACTCCTGATTCACAATGCCCGGGCCGGCACTGACGGCCAGATCCAAAATGTCGACCCTGAACACATCATGATTTATGTGTGAAGGCTTCTTGTCATCTTCACCATCAGCCCTCATGGCGCCAGTTCCCGAAGAAAGCCACTCAGGTCTCACCCTTAAAGCCTTGGCTATATCGAGCAATTTTGTGGTCTGAGCAGCCCTTCCAGTTTCAATCTTCTGGATCGCAGCCTGACTAACTCCAACAGCATCTCCCAGAGTCTTCTGGGTCATGCTGGCAGCCTTTCTGGCTTCTCTTAATCGTTCTGCAAGTGTCGTTTTCATCTTCTCAATTTACAACCATGGTTTTATAGCGGCAAACGAAAATGGTTGTTGACTAAATACAACTAAGGTTTTATTCTTTGTTTGTATTTACTACGGAGGTTGTCATGAACCCAACCATTAAAACCGCAATTAATATTGTCGGCTCTCAGAAAAAGCTTGGTGAAGCCTGCGATGTTTCTCAGCAGGCGGTTTACAAGTGGCTCCACAACAAGGCAAAGGTTTCGCCTGAACATGTAAACAGCATCGTAAATGCAACTAATGGGGAGGTTCAGGCGCATCAAATTAGACCAGACCTTCCAAAACTATTCCCTTCTCCGAAGGGCGTTCCGGCCGCCTAACCAGCGGCCTCCCAATCAACACCAGAGGAAGTATCACAGATGGAGAGTTCAACGACACGCAACAAAGTGGAGGCTCGCAGGATAGAAAGCTGGTTACACAGCCAGATAGCTGAACTGGGGACCACAACTATAGCCAAAGTGGCCGGAGTGAATAAGTCGACGGTGAGTCGCTGGCGGGAAAACCTGCTGCCGAACATGTCGCTGCTGCTGGCCATCCTGATTTCTAACAGACCGGGAGAGAAAGGTGACTTTGAAGCATAAGTGGGAACAGAAAGGCGAAAGCCGCAGTGCGCTAACACTAACGGCTTTCAGGTGCAAAAACGAAGAGGTAATTGCGAGGTAATTATGCCTGGTAAATCTGTAAGAGTAAACAATCCGGAGGTAGCACGTGAGCATGTCACTTATGGCGAAAGCAATGGGGGTCAAAGTGGGAAACTCACTGCGTAAGCTCGTTCTTATCAAGCTGGCCGACAATGCCAACGACAAGGGCGAATGCTGGCCTTCGTATCAACACATTGCCGATCAGTGCGAATGCAGCAAATCCGCTGTTCGCAACCATATTGATGCGCTTGAGGATATGGGGCTACTCAAGCGTGAAAATCGCGTTGGGGTTAACAACGGGAAAGGTAATACATCCAACGTATATTATCTGAACCTTGATGCTACCCCTATGCCATCAAAAAGCACAGGGGTATGCCATGAAATAGCACCCCCTATGCCATCTGATGGCACACCCCCTATGCCACCAGATGGCACCAGAACCAGTCACTCTTTTGAACCAGTCACTGAACCAGACTCTCTCTCTGCGCGAGGGCAGTTTATCAGCGAGGCTGCAAAGCGACGGATCGGGATTTCACCCAACGAGGAAATACCTTTCCCTCCTGCCTTCAAGCCATCGGCAGATCACATTGCGATTGCCTCGGAGAAAGGGATCAACATTGAAACCGAGTTGCTGAACTTTCGTGATTATCACCAGGCCCGCGGCACAAAGCTGATCGACTGGAACTCGGCATTCCGGGTATGGCTCAGGAACGCGAGAGTTAATCCGCTTTCCGGGCGCCAGAGAAGCGAACCTGATTCCCCACACTGGAACAGCCCTGAAGGCTGGAAGGACTTCATATGACCGCTCAGCTTATGACCGCGATCAGCAATCGCGATGGTGATGCGCTGGCCAGAATGGCCGCAGGTAGCACGGAGCCGCAGAGGCTTCTCGATTTCGAAGCTGAAAGGCTGGTTGACTCCCTGTTCCGTCAGCTGAAGCAGATCTTCCCGGCGTCAACGCAAACCAATCTGCGCACCGACGCCGAAGAGAAGACAGCGAAGCGCCAATGGATTGCAGCTTTTGCCGAAAACGGGATCCGCACCCGCGAGCAGTTATCCGCCGGAGTGCGACATGCGAGAGCCAGCGAATCGCCGTTCTGGCCATCGCCGGGCCAGTTCATCAAGTGGTGCAAGGACAGCGGCACCGTGCTGGGAGTGACTCTTGTCGACGTGATGAACGAGTTCCACCGCTACAGCCGTGAAAAAGGGCTGCATACCGGCGGCGCTGAGCGCTTCCCGTGGTCTCACCCTGTCATGTACTGGGTGGTTACCGATACCCGGCGAGCAATGTACCAGCGCCAGCTCAGCGAGGCAGAAACCGAGAAATATGCCGCTAAAAAGCTGGAAGACTGGGCGCTGAAAGTCGCCGCCGGAGAACAAATACCGTCGCCGGTACTGGCTCTGGAGAACAACCAGGAAGCCATTCCGACAAACCATGTCAGCCGGCAGCAGGGGTTTCACCCTGAAGGCAAAAGCTTCGGATGTATGCCAAGCGCGGCATCGCTCGGTGCGTTAACTCCGGCTCAGTGGCTGCGGGATGAATACCTGCGCGGGAAAGAGAGAGGGCTTATCTGATGAAAAAGAACTCGGGCAAACAAGCTGTTATTAACTTCATCGGCCAGCATCCTGGCTGCAGCTTTCAGGATATCCGCCGCGGTACCGGTCTTGACTCTTCAGTGGTCAACTCCTCCCTGTGGCAGATGCACCGTGACGGCCAGGTTAAGCGAGAAGGTGAGTGCAGGAGCTACCGCTACACCCTGATCGACACAACAGCCGTAACCGAAAGCGATCCGTCTGTTCAGTATCACCAGCGTCCTGGCGGCGTAAACCCAATGACCAACCTGTTTAACCAGTGCCTGGCGGGAGTGAGGAAATGAAATTTATCAAATTAAGCCAAAGGGGAACGGTAGAGCGCCAGGGCAAATATGGCTGGGAGCCTGAAACAGTCTACGAGCCTGTGTTTGTTGCCGCAGAGCATATTGTCAGCATGTATTTCGCTGGTCTGACAATCCTGAAAATGACCTCCGGAGAGCGCATTGACGTAAAAGAGACCCCGGAAGAAATCATCGCCATGCTTACCGAAGGAGCCGCCAGATGACTATCACACTACAGGCAGTAAACGAGCTCATCGCCTTCCTGGAGAGCGCAGGCGAGCTGTCAATCAGAGAGCAGAAGTTCCTGAAGCTGGCGAAAGCGTACCAGCAGCTGGCGGCGGAGAATGTGCAAATCAAAGCTATGAACGATTGCTTGTCTGAGGAATTGCGTGGTTATGAGTCTGATGGCGCTTTTGAGGGGCCGAAGATGCATCTGCTGTGGTGGCAGGTCGAACCCCCCGCCACCGATCGCATCGTAGCCGGGATTAAGGCTGATGGGGTGGAGGATATGGCTAACCATTTTTTCAAATTAGCCAAAGATGAGGCGAATAGTTTGATTGCCGAGCAATGGCGCGAATCAGGTCGAGTTGCTAATGAGCAGGCCAAGCAGCTGCGCGATGGGGCCGACAAATGAGCATTCGAGCTAAGTACGGATTCGGACCTGTGACTGTAGAGGTTAATTGGCTAGATAAGTGCCCTAATTGCAACAACAGAACAGTTAGGGTCACCGGTTGGTCTACCACTCCAGAAGCTCTATGGGCTGGCGATAAAGCTGAGTGCTCAAAATGCGGGCATAAAGGCGAGATTGGTGCCAATGGTGACAATGCTTGGGTGGAGTGGGATAGCGTAAAGGAGGCCAGCCATGACTGATATCACCGAACTGGCGCAGAGAGAGAAATTTGAAGCCTGGGCTCGTAGCCAGAAACTTGGCCTTTCTTATGGAGATTGTGGCTACGTTTTTTCCTCAACAGAAATGGCCTGGCGTGCATGGATGACATCATCCGCTGAGCTGGCAGAGGCGCTGGAGAAGGCGCAGCAGAGGATTGATGACCTGGAGAACGATGAAGTTCGTCAGCGCTTGGCTAACGCAGAGCACCAACTCTACATGGCTAAACTGGCTAAAAATAATCTGAGAGCCAGTCGTAAGGCGCAGTTCCGCAAGCGCAAGGCGGCTGAGCAACGAATCGCCGAGCTGGAGTCCCGCACCGTGAAGCTGCCACAACGACTTCAACCCGGTGCTGATGGTTATGACGACTGGTACGTTCACAGTGACGATGATGGGGAATATCTCAAGTTTGATGATGTGCTGGCAATGCTAACCGCCGCTGGCATCAAGGTGGAGGCTGAGTGATGAAAGTAGGACAGAGGCAAAAACTGTTTCTTAAGGCTATCGCTCAGCAGGGAAACAGTGACTTTGTATTCTCGGGCGGGGTCACTGACCAACGTGTAAGAGAGGGATTAGAGAAGAAGGGGCTACTTAAAGTTGTGCGTCAATCTCCCGGCTATTACCCAATCTACGAACTGACCGAGGCTGGAAAAGTGTACTGCAAATTACACGGGTGGGAGGCTGAGTGATGTTTAGTTCACATGGGTATGGAGCGGCGATTGTTATTTTTGCAATATTCTGCGCGGTGGTTGGCTGGGGAGTAATTGAGTTCATCCTCTGGCTGTTCTCATTCGTTCACATTTCATTCGGAGGCTGAGTGATGGCACTGACCAAAAAACAGCGCGCAGAGCTGCGCATGAAGTTTGGCGGCCGCTGCGCTTACTGCGGCTGTGAGCTTGGCGATAAATGGCACGCTGACCACGTCGAAGCAGTACGAAGGAATATCAGTAACGGCTACGCAATGGACAGACCAGAAAACGACACGGTCAGCAACATGGTTCCGGCATGCATCCCCTGCAACCTGTTCAAAATGTGCAGCACGGTTGAGGATTTTCGCAATCGCATTGCAACGCAGGTTGATGTGACTCGCCGGGCATCGAGAAGCTACCGCACAGCTGAATCATTCGGCCTGGTTCAACCAACTAACGCGCCGGTAGTGTTCTGGTTCGAAAAGTATCAGGCAGAAGGAGCCAACCAATGACCAAATCAACCATAACTAGGGAGCGCCTGGAAGAAATCAGGGATTGTTGTTGGATGGATGACCTCGGACTGAGTATGTACGAGCTTTCTGAACTGGCCAGCATGGCGCTGGCCGCAATGGACAGCGAGTCTTGGTGTTTGCCTCTCGACTACTTACAGGGACACAAAGACGGTCTGGGATGGGCCGCCCAACTGGCAGAAGCCAATCACCCTGAAACAGGAGACTGGCTGTACGATGACCCTATCGAGCTGGCAAAAGCCATTCGCAAAGGTCCAGATATGCCGCCAGTGCAGCCCGTGCCGGAATATCCGGAAACACTGCCATGCCCTGTATTGCTTGAGCCAGGGTTGCGCTTTGGCAAAGGCATCAAAACCAGCACCATGCTTGCCGCCCTGGCGCGCAGGGCCGTACACGAATCTGATATGGCGGCGCTGTCGACGGAAGAGAGAGCGGAGTTTCAGGCGCGAATTGAGAATTTCAAAGCGCTTATTGCGCAGCCAGTTCCGGTAGTGCCGAAGTCCATCAGCGTTCGGGATGCTATTTCTGCTCTGGAGAGCGAAGATGCAGTAACAACTATCGGCCAGGCGTACAAAATGGGCTGGAACGCCTGCCGCGCCGCCATGCTGCAGGAATTAAAAAAAAGTGCAGGAACTGAAGCGATCTGCAGGAGTGACGAAAATGTGCAGGTGCTGCACACCAAATCTCCGGCGCAATCCGATTGCTGCCCGGCGCAAAACCACGTTTCTCCGGAGCAAAACGGCGACACTCCAGCGCAAAGCCAGGGATGGATTCAGGTAAGCGAGCAGATGCCGCCAAGTCGTCATGAGGTATTGGTCGGGCGTTGGTGGGGAGAGAAGCCGCGGTGGTGTTGCAAATGGGCAACGTATATCCCTGGCCACCCTGATGCGCAGAGTAGCGGCTGGTTGATCCCCGGCGCGTCATGGACACCAACTCACTGGATGCCGCTGCCGGCAGCCCCGCAGGAGGTGAAGTAATGCGCACCATCGAAGAAATTAGCAAGCGTGCAGCGCTGCTGAATTGTAAGCGCCAGTTTGGACCGTTCGAGGAATGCCCGGTTTGTTTCGGCCTGCTGCGTTCCTGTGAGCTGTGCCACGGTAGCGGCAAGGTGATTCAGGAGGATATCGACTCCTGGAATAACCCAATCACCAAGATGAGACGGGAGGCGAAAGGTGCCTAAATCCCCCGCAGAACGCAAAGCCTCCGGTTGAAATCAAACCCCTCTCCGGAGGAGTTTTATCGTATATGCTCATTTTGCTTTTATCCCCTGGAAGGGCGATAATTACCTCGTCAGTCTGGACAACTGACAACTTCACCCCGGCGCCAAGTGGGGACACATGGCGCAAACACTGCAATTTGAGAAGAGTTATCAAAACGTACTGATTCCCGCAGAGCCGGGAACCAGCGAATACCTGCAACTTATCCCCGTAGGGCAGCTGCTTTGCGGTGAGTTCCGCAAGCCCCGGAATTACGCATTCCACAAAAAGTTCTTCAAGCTTCTGACTCTCGGGTATCACTACTGGACACCTTCCGGTGGTCTCATTGAGCCCGCGGAGCGTACCCTCATATCCGGGTTTATTGACTTTCTCTCATCCGACTTCGATCAGCGCGCTGCGCTCCAGAACGCCGCGGAGATGTATCTCTCCTCTGTCGGCATTTCTCGTTCCCGCGATATGGCGCTGCTGAAACACTTCGAATCATTCCGCGAGTGGGCAACCATTCAGGCTGGCTTTTACGACGAATACCAGATGCCTGACGGTAGCCGTCGTCGTGTCGCAAAGTCGATCTCCTTCGCCAGCATGGACGACAGCCAGTTTAACGGCGTCTACAAATCAGTGCTGAATGTGCTCTGGAACTACATTCTGCGTCGCAAGTTCCACTCGCCGGCTGAGGCTGAAAATGCCGCCAGTCAGCTGCTGAGCTTTGCGGGGTGATGGGTATGCAATGCCTTCTCGCCAAAGTAATGGAGCGCGGCATCTTCCGCGTACCGGCGCGCCGCAAGCGCAAGGTCGAAGTTAAGCCTTCCGACATCCCGACCCTGAAAGACTACACCGCCCGCCTGGTCGATAAGAAGTGGCTACGCCTGAGAGCACGGAGGCCACATGCTTAAACGTGCCCAACGCCGGTGCAAAATCTGCCGGAAAAAATTCACCCCAGCATTCGAAAACCATCGTTGGTGCTGCCCTGAGCATGGTGCTGAATTTGCCATGCAGGAGCTGGAGAAGAAGCGCGAAAAGCAGGCTCAGGCGAAAGCGAAGAAAGAACGCGCAGTCTGGCGGAAGCGTAAAGCAGCGGTGAAGCCTCTCCGTCACTGGGAAGACATGACCCAGCGTGTCGTTAACGACTATATCCGCGAGCGTGACCACGATCTGCCGTGCATCAGCTGCGGCACGTTCGAAACGGTTCAGTGGGAGGCCGGTCATTACCGATCCCGCGGGAAGGCGTCTCACCTGCGCTACAACGAGGACAACATTCACAAGCAGTGTCATCACTGCAACGTGCAAATGTCAGGTAACCAGCAGCAGTACCGCATCGCTCTGGTAGAGAAAATCGGCGCTGAGCGCGTCGAGGCGCTCGAAAACAACAACACCCCTCACCGATACACCATCGAAGAACTGGAAGGCATAAGACGCCATTACAGCGCGCTACGCCGTGCGCTCATAAAACAACGGGAGGCTGCATGAAGATCACCTATAGCGACGAAGGGGCTTATTCCCGCATCTGGCTGACTGGCCCGTTTTGGCAGCTGGCTATGGCCAGACGCATTGCGGATGCTGGTCTGGACGAGTCCCCGGTCAATACCTGGGAGTCTCGCGGAATTACCTTCCAGATCACCCTGTACGGAAAGAGCGCGTATGTGCTCAGGGCATATAAGGCGATGACCAAGGCTATGGCGAGGACGACCAAATGAGCCGTGACGTTATCGAACGCATCCGCGACCGCTGGCAAAAGCTTCGCCTCCTGCGTAGCCGCGGCACCGTGCTGGTCGACTACAAAATATTACGCAATTTCGTCCGTATCTATAAGCGCCTGGGAGAAGCAGCATGACAGCTCAATACTTGGAATTTGTTCGCCAGCAGCTGATAGTGGCCACCGCCGATCTGAGTGGTGCGACGAAAGGGCAACTGGTAGCTTTTGCAGAGAACGCGCAATTTACCGCTACGGCGCGCAGCCGTGGCCGGAAGAAGGTGTATAGCGAGGTGAAGCAAAAAATGGTTAACCCGGATGGACCGCCGATGAGCGGCAGCCAGTCCCGCGCTAAGGGTTCCTCAATCGCTCTCGTTCTGCCCGTTGAATACTCGACAGCCAGCTGGCGCCGCGCCCTCCTTTCGCTGGAAGACCACCAGAAATCCTGGTTGCTGTGGAACTACAGCGACAATATCCGCTTTGAGTATCAGGTAGCGATAACACAGTGGGCATGGGAAGAATTCCGTGATCAACTCGGCGCTAAGAAAGTGGCCGGCAAGACGATGGAGCGGCTGAAGAAACTGATATGGCTGGCGGCACAGGACGTGAAAGCAGAGCTGGCGGGTAAGTATGTATATCAGCACCAGGACCTTGCAGCCCTGTGTGGCGTTAAGCCTGATAACTGGTGCCATAACTACGCTGATTACTGGCGGGCTATGTGCGCCATTTTTAAGCGGCTTGATAGCGACTCTCTTCTCTGTGCTGTGAGAACACGATCACAACAAAAAGCGACTTTTTCGCAGCAGGGTCTTGCAAAAGTCAATTAAATACGTCATATTTGAGTCTACTTTGATATGCTGCCTTAACTTTAAGTGGCGGCATGAAGATGATAGTCATATACCAGTTTGTAAAATTAGCCTCGGCAATCCGCCGGGGCTTTTTTATGCCTGCGATCCGGTCAGGGCTCTTGGGTAGAGACGTGCTGCACGACACGTCAAAGCCCTTCCGCGCAGAGCCCTGAACCAGATTGAAGTTACTCAGCAATAAGAAAACTGCATGTCATCATTTGCTTATATCTTATTGACCAGAAAATTAACATGTTGTTAATCTATTCGTGTGGTGAATCCCCCTATGCGGAGGGGCGACCAGTCACTTACAGTGATCTGTAAATGCAGCGCGGGCCATGTCGACTGGGACATGCTCACCGGGAGGCACCCGGCACCATAATGCAATGCTACATAAGCTATTTGATAGTGGGGTTGCCGTTTCGGCTTCTCCAGCTATGTTTAAAAGGTAGTAACGGAAAACGAGCGCTCTCCTGGTAAATCGGAAGCTCGGACTATTAGGTGCGCCTCGAACCGTTGAAGAATCAGTATTTCCTACCTTCTGCCCGCCCCTCTGAGCGGGCTTTTTTTCGCCTAATTCAGGCAAAACCATAAAGCATTAAGGGCTGCGCTATTTCGCGGCCTTTTTCATTTCAGGGTCAGAAGCACAGCGGTTGTGCGTTCGGCTGTTAACCGAATGGTCGAAGGTTCGAATCCTTCCTGTCCCGCCAAATTAGCGCCATTAGCTCAACCGGAGAGAGCAATAGCCTTCTAAGCTATCGGTTTCAGGTTCGAGTCCTGAATGGTGCACCAGATAATGGCCTGACCTGATAACGGGTTCATACCCCAACTTATCAGGGGCGTTGCTGCAACAGCGTCACAGGCCGCCAGACCCAGCTAGGGTATTTTCGGTCATCACCGACATTGCTATTACCCTCATGCTTATTGCCTGCCTAACCGCAGGCTTTTTTATTTTCAGGGTCGCGGGAATCACCCTCGACGCTTTGTTGGTAAATCAGCCCGACGGCCCTGAACCTTTTACTGACTACAGATAGCACCCCGAACATTATCGGAGGTGAGAGATGCAACGTATGAACCCAACCGATGGTCACAATCTGCCTTACTGGTGGTCAGCCTTGCTTGGTATCTTTTCCGTCCTGAGTCTGCAGGATTATGTCTTCATCATTGGCGCCCTGATCTCTGCCTTCTTCACAATCAAGACGTATTACGCAAAGCGCAAGGAAGAGCGAGAGCGACTGGATGAAGAGAAAAAACGCACGCAGCTGTTGGCCAGTTATCTGGCTGATGTCTCCGCAAAGCCTGGAGGTGACCGCCCGGCTTCAGCCGAAGTGGTAACCGAGGCCTTGAAGCGGATCGCAAGTGATACACAGGGGGGAGCATGACGCCATCAATGAGGAATAAACTGATTGGCGTGATCGCCGGCGGTGGTGGCGCCATAGCCATTGCATCTGCGCTCATCACTGGCCCAGCCGGTAACGATGGTCTTGAAGGTGTGCGGTACAACCCCTATCAGGATGTGGTAGGCGTCTGGACTGTCTGTTATGGCCACACTGGCAAAGACATCATGCTCGGCAAGAAGTACACCGAGGCTGAATGCCGTGCGCTTCTCAGTAAAGACCTGAACACCGTCGCCCGCCAGATTAACCCATACATCCAGAAGCCGATCCCCGAGACAATGCGCGGGGCTCTGTACTCGTTCGCTTATAACGTCGGCGCTGGCAACTTCCAGACCTCCACGCTTCTGCGCAAAATCAACCAGGGCGACCAGAAAGGTGCATGTGATCAGCTGCGCCGCTGGACTTATGCCAAGGGCAAACAGTGGAAAGGTCTGGTAACTCGCCGCGAGATTGAGCGCGAAGTTTGTTTGTGGGGGCAGAAATGAGCCGATTAACCGCCATTATCAGCGCTGTAGTCATCCTGCTGCTTTCCTGCTTTTTCTCGTGGCGTTCAGGCTGGAATTCTCACGCTGACCATATCAACGCCCTCGCGGCGAAGAGGAAAGAGAAAGCCGAAAAGACTATCCAGCCAGTTGAGGAAAAGGCCGCTGCCGCTACAGAAGAGGGCAAGGTCATCTACCGAACCATAACCCGCGACGTGGTGAAATATGTCCAGTCTCCGAATCGTAATGTGTGCCGGTTTGACGATGATGCTCTGCAGCTGCGCCAGCGAGCTATCGACGCTGCCAACACCATCCCCGGATTTGATGAGCCCTCCGTGCAAAGCAAGTGACGCAGGGAAGGATACCGACGAAGACCTGCAATCGGACGTCGAAACCGCCCAGTGTCTGCGCCAGCTCCGGTTAGATAAATACCGCTGGCAGGCCTACTACCGGGCGATAAGCCAGTAGCAGGACTACATCAGCACGCAGTGTCTGAGGTGATCATGTTCATACTATTCATTCTCCTGTCGATATGGCTCTGTCGACTACCGGAGAAACTGGGCTGGCCAGAAGTCAGCCCATCCATCTCACAGCTGGCGCTCGTAACCGAGCTTCCGGCACGCAGCAAGGGGCTGCGCTGAGATAAGAGCCGGCATTACAGGAGCCATTCACAGAGTGGCTTCGATAATGAGGACCTTCCATTTACTGTGTGTAAATCAAAGAAATTATTTGGATAAAAAAGCTCAGAGCGATCAGGAGCAGTCCTCCTATCTGTCCCTTACGGCGTCTCCCGTTTCGTTTATTAACTATTCCTTCGTCACTGCCGCTACCGCATTGTGCGAGAGGGGAAGGCTCATACCCATAAGTAGATGCGGCAGAGATAAGAGAGCCAACAAATCCAACGACTAACGAAATGAGTTGAATGTCTGACGTGGTCATAAATCCTCCGGTGCGTTGTGTTTGATATATGTAATACACCAAAATTAACGCATTGAATATATTGACGAAATCGTCAATAGCACGATTTGCTTTTCAGAAGATCTAACCATTTAATTGCTCGCTTGAATAAGGCTTAAGTTGTGGTTAAAGATACCGATAAAAGGCCATACCCTCCCTTAGGCTTTACGAACCCAGAAAACTTCCGACCATACATCTCTATCATCCCGGCAAATGAGGTTTATGGATGGGTGAGAGGCAATATCCTGATGGAAAACGGAAATCTTCATAACGAGGACCACTTCCATCTCCACACGGCTGACGTCGCGTTTATGTGGGCGTCGAATGCCTTTGATAAACGCGGTCGCGTTGTTCTCGGTCAGTGTGAGCAGGTAATGCTCCGCGCCGGCGGATGGCAGAAGGCCAGAATGGAGCAGCAGATGCATGAATGGTTCGGACGCATACCGAAGTTCATCATCACGCTGGCTGCAGACTACTGCGAGCAATGCAGTGACCTCGAATTCTGTGCGCTACTTGAACATGAGCTATATCACATAGCCCAGGCTACCGACGATTACGGCGCGCCGAAGTTCAACAAAGAAACCGGGATGCCGGTGCTCACACTTCGTGGCCATGACGTCGAGGAGTTCGTAGGAGTGGTCCGGCGTTACGGTGCCAGCAAAGACGTGCAGGAAATGGTGGATGCGGCGAACAGGCCGGCGGAGGTTGCTCATATAGATGTTGCAAGGGCGTGTGGGACGTGCATGCTGAAACTGGCATAGGCTTTATTAGGATTGTCATGGAGGTAACCGATGGCAGCGTTATCGACAGAGGTTAAAGCCTTCATCGTTCAGTCGCTGGCCTGTTTCGAAAGTCCGACAAAAGTCATTGAGCTTGTAAAGGCTGAATATGGCATCGATGTCTCACGGCAGCAGGTGTCGCAATATACCCCCGGCAACGCAATGGCGGCCAAGTTGAGCCAGAAGTGGATTGACCTGTTCAATGCCACTCGCAAACGATTCCAGAATGAGATCGCCGACATCCCGATCGCAAATAAAGCGTATCGGTTGCGCGTTCTAGACCGAATGGCGACCAATGCTGAAAAGATGAAGAACTACGGCATGACCTCTCAACTTATCGAGCAGGCCGCCAAAGAAATGGGTGACGCCTACACCAATAAGCACAAGTTTGAACATTCCGGCCCAAATGGTGGCGCCATCCAGACGATCACCATGAGCAAAGAGGAATACAAGTCCGCACGGCAGGAGATGATGGAGGATGACGACTGCTGAGCAAAAGGCGTTTGCCAGAAAGGTGGAATGTGAGGAGGACGGGCTTTACTACGCTCGCTATTTCTTCAAGCAGCGCACCGGCGGCAAGATGATAGTTGCGCCTCACCACAAGGTGATTCAGAAAACACTGGACCGTGTCATTGACGGTGAAATTCAGCGCCTGATCATCAACGTCCCTCCTGGTTACACGAAAACGGAACTTGCAACCATCAATATGATGGGGCGCGGTCTGGCGCTGAATTGCCGGGCACGCTTCATGCATTTATCCTATTCGCATAACCTGGCGTTACTGAACTCCTCGACTGCCCGCGGCATGATTAAGTCGCAGGCTTACCAGTCCATGTGGCCAATGGCGTTGCGTGACGATGCCGACAGCAAGGCGATGTGGTGGACCGAGCACGGCGGCGGCGTTTACGCATCTTCAGCAGCGGGGCAGGTTACCGGGTTCCGCGCAGGACACATGGAGCCGGGGTGGCAGGGCGCGCTGATTATCGATGACCCAGTTAAGCCGGATGACGCTTACTCAGAGATCGTCCGAGACGGAGTCAACAACCGTTTCAACGAGACAATTAAATCACGATTGGCGATCGAGACGACGCCGATGATTGTCATCATGCAGCGAATCCACTACCACGACCTGAGCGGCTATCTGTTGCGTGGCGGGAGTGGTGAGAAATGGCATCACCTGAATCTGCCGGTGATTATCGACAATAGTCAGCCATACGCTGCGCAGTACCCAGAAAACACACACGCTATACCGATTGACCACGGCCTGCCTGATGGCTGGCTCTGGCCTTTCAAACATAACGAATCGCACCGCGTATCGCTATTTTCTCACCGGCGCACTGCCGAAGCCCAGTATATGCAGAAGCCTCGACGGTTTAATGCTGAGGGCGCGCTGTGGACAGAGGTGATGATCAGCGCAGCACGTGATCTGCAAATTCATCACGACAAGGTACGCACTGTCGTTGCGATTGACCCGCAGGCAACCAACAGCGACGAAAGCGACGAGTCGGGAATCGTGGTTGCTAGTGCATACGGTGCGGGTGATAAGAAGCAGTACACCGTTGACGGCGATTACAGTGGAAAATTCTCCCCTGCAGGCTGGGCCAAAAAGGCAATGTGGGCATATGAGGAACACGGCGCTGATGCGATCGTTATCGAGACCAACCAGGGCGGCGATATGGCGGAAGAAACGCTGCGAAATGCCGAGTTTAAGGGGCGCATCATTCGCGTGCATGCCAGTAAAGGGAAATATGCCCGCGCGGAGCCGATATCAGCGCTCTACGAACAGGGGCGTGTGGCACACCATGGCAACCTCTACACGCTGGAAAACCAGCTGATGGAGTACGTGCCCACTACTGCCAAGAAGTCACCTGATCGCCTCGACGCGATGGTGTACGCACTTACTGAGCTCGGTGGAGCGCAACCAATGGGCATGATGATACCGAAAAGATTGCGGTAAATAATTCCGACTCGGTTTGGTCACAAGGAATGCAGTATCATTCACGTATACTAACTAACGGGGTGATATATGGACTGGACAGTTTTTTGGTCTGCTGCGTCTGCTGTATTTACTGGGCTAACTGCATTGATAGCAGTATTGGCGATTCTCAGATGGCGCAAACAAGACGAATTAAAGGCCAAGCTTAACTTTAAAATGGCAGTTGCTAACTACGCATTTCAATTAACCCAAATGCCTGAAAAACTCGACCAACCCCATGTCAGGCATACTCAGGTTGATAATTGTCAGCAATTAACACGTCTACTTTCTGCCTGTAATAACGCATGGATGATCTGCGAAGGGTTGCTAGACAAAAATGATAAAGTATGTGATTCATGGAAGTATGTATTTGATAATAATAAGAATTACTTTAGCGGTGAGTTAACTAAACACGAACTTGGCGAAAGGTGTATGATTATTTTGAACGAGAAGTTTGTTTTCAACTGATTAATTCATTTCATATGGGTCGCTTAGGCGGCCTTTTTATTACCTAAATCCCACCAACGGACAAACCATGACTGACAAATTAACTCTCGCCGTCAACCATGCGTTGAACGATGCGCGGATGGCGCGCGCCCGTATGGGGCTGATGGCGCCGACGATGGGGTTGGACAATAAGCGACATTCAGCATGGTGCGAGTATGGCTTCCCTGAGCAGGTCACCTACGAAAACCTATACGCGCTGTATCGGCGCGGTGGTATCGCTCACGGTGCTGTTGAGAAACTGGTTGGCAAGTGCTGGCAGACAAACCCGGAACTCATTGAGGGTGACGACGCCGACGAGAGCAAGGACGAAACCCCTTGGGAGAAGAGCGCCAAAAAGGTTTTCACTAAACGACTCTGGCGCGCTTTTGCGGAAGCAGACCGCCGCCGTTTGGTCGGTCGCTATGCTGGAATCCTGCTTCACATCAACGATTCCAGAAAATGGGATCAGCCGGTTGTTCGTGGGAAGTCACTCAAAAAGGTAACGATCGCATGGGCTGGTTCGTTAACTGTCAGTCAGTGGGTCACTGACGAGAATTCGGCAGACTACGGGCAGCCAAAGCAGTGGAAATACGTTGAGAGCCTGCCAAATGGCGGGACAAATCAGCGCTTCGTACATCCCGATCGCGTCTTCATCCTTGGTGACTATTCTAATGATGCTATTGGCTTCCTTGAGCCTGGCTATAACGCCTGCGTCAGCCTTGAGAAGGTCGAGGGTGGTTCTGGTGAGTCATTCCTAAAGAACGCCGCGCGGCAGCTTAATGTCAACTTTGAGAAGGAAATCGACTTCAACAATCTCGCGTCACTTTATGGCGTGAGCATTGACGAGTTGCAGGATAAGTTTAACGAAGTTGCCGGGGAAATGAATCGTGGTAACGATGTTCTGATGACAACCCAAGGGGCTACAGTCGCACCACTGGTCACAGCTGTAGCGGATCCGTCAGCGACCTATAACGTCAACCTGCAAACCTTCGCTGCATCTGTTGATATCCCTGTGAAAGTTCTGGTTGGGATGCAGACGGGTGAAAGGGCAAGCACCGAGGATCAAAAATATTTCAACGCGCGCTGTCAGTCACGCCGCGGCGACCTGTCATTCGAAATTGAAGACTTCAGTGACAAGCTCATCGAGCTGAAAATTATTGATGCTGTCAGCGAGAAGACGGTGATCTGGGATGACCTTAACGAGCAGACTGGCACTGAGAAACTCGCCAATGCCAAAACCATGGCAGAAATTAACCAGACGTCCCAGGGCAGCGGAGAGAATCCGGCATTCAGTCGCGAAGAGATTCGTACGGCAGCGGGTTATGAAAACGTTGATGAATTTCCATTAGGAGAAGAGGATGGCAACGAAGAAGACGAAGCCACCGATTCTACCGCGTAACTATCAGGACCCGACCGGAGCTGATGCGCTGGAACGCCGGGCGATGAAAGACTTCTCCAGGCGGATGAATAAGATTGGCAAAGCGTACAAAGCAGCACTCGACAAAATACCATCCTCTCTCGCAATAAACGCCAGATACGAATACCAGCTAAACCCAACCCTACTCTCCATCATCCTGAATGATGCCAGTTATCTGGTTGATCAGGTGCTTCTGGATGGTAACGAGTACGACCTGTGGTTTTATGAGTATGTCGATTTGGCGTCAGAGAAAGGCACTGGTCAGTCATTCTACAACCTTAGTCAGCAATCCCCGGTGTACGCCGCCGGGCGTGAGTCGTTAGCGTCCATCCTCGCAAGCGACCCTTACCAGCAACGCATGGCTCTGGTGCATGCGCGTGTATTTGAGGAAATGAAGGGGCTGACGGCTGACGTTAAGCGCGATATGGCACGAGTGCTGACTGATGGCGTAGGGCGTGGGCTTAATCCCCGTGATATTGCCCGCAACCTCACAGATCAGACTGGCATCGAGAAGCGCCGGGCGAACCGTATAGCCCGCACCGAAGTCACTACCGCGCTACGCCGGGCTAAGTGGGATGAAGATCAGGAAGCCAACGACCTATACGGCCTGAAAACTTTACTGGTTCACATCTCTGCACTCTCGCCGACAACCAGGCATACCCACGCCGTGCGTCACGCACACCTCTACACAAATGAAGAGGTCCGTGACTGGTACAGCAAGGATGCCAACAGCATTAACTGCAAGTGTACTCAGCAGTCAGTGTTAGTCGATGAAGAGGGCAAGGCGATTTATCCGGACACCATCACCAAACTTAAACAGGAATACAAAACGATGCAGGCGCGCGGTTACGCCTGGGCGGAGAAATAACTATGCCTATGCAGGTCAATATCACCACCAAGGTGAACAGCCAGTCTATCCGGCGCGAAACATACAACGGTCGTGAGCATCTGGTGCTGCCGAGTTACACGCTGCCGGCCAATGTCGTCATGAATGGCGGTCTGTACACGCAGGAAGAAATCGACGCCCATTATCAGGGGCTTGAAGGCACCCTGGCGCCGCTGGGACATCCGCAAGTTAACGGACAGTTTGTATCTGCCTTCTCACCGGAGGGTATCAATGCCGGCCATATTGGTGCGTGGAACCGCAATGTTAAGAAGTCCGGTAACCGTATCTATCTCGAAAAGTGGGTCGATGTGGCACGCGCTGGCGAGTCGGAAGGCGGTAAAGAATTGCTTGAGCGTGTCGCGGCTATCGAGCGCGGTGAAGACGTCCCACCCATTCACACCAGTGTGGCGGCATTTCTCGACCAGCTTGAACCAAATGAGCAGCAGCGCGCAACAGGCGCTGATTGGGTGGCAAAAATCCACAGCATGGACCATGACGCGATTCTCCTGCATGAGGTCGGAGCGGCCACCCCTGAGCAAGGTGTTGGCCTGATGGTTAACGCTGACATGGCGAAGCCGTTAAAAGCCAATTCTGGCGCGCTGATCGGAGAATCTTACCGGGAGCGCGAGCAGCGCCTCGATAGAGCTGCCAAAGCTAAGTTTGCGGCCGGCCAGGACGAATACGCCTGGGTGGCTGACTTCACTGACTCGCAAGCGGTAATCATCCGTAACGGCGGCAATGCTGAGGTGTTTGGCTACAAGTCAGAAGGCGGGATTATCACCTTCGACGATACCGGTACCGCAGTTGCACGACAGGAGTCGTGGGTGGCTGTCGTCACTAACAAACTCAAATCTCTATTCACACCGCAGGAACAGCCTGCACCAAACCACAAAACGGAGGGCGACATGCCTTTAACCAAAGAAGAACTGGAACAAATCGGCAGCATGATCGGCCAGGCTGTTGCGACTAATACCGATGCGGCTATTAAGCCTCTTGTAGAAAAGGTTGATGCGCTGCAGGCCAATCAGCAGAAACTGGCAGAAACCCTGACCGCCAACTCCCGCGCTGAAGAAAAAAACAAGCGTGAAGCGGTTGCGAAAGTCCACGGCGATATCGTCGCCAATGCGCTGTCTGGAGAAGCGCTGGATGCGATGTTTAAAACTATCGGTGAAGCCGCTCCGTTGGGAACCAACAATGCTCAGCAGCCGAAAGAAACTGGCGCGCCTGCCGCATCTGAATACTTTAAATAAGGAGCCGGAATAATGGCACGTTATCGTCGCGTTAATATCGACGGTCTGTCTCTTTACAAGACCGAAACCCGCACCACGGCTGCCGATCTTCTTCCAGGCACCGCGGCCACCATCAACTCCTCTGATGAATTTGCTCAGGCAACCGCACTAACTGGCCGCCTGTACATTATCGATGTCGGCTACCACCAGGGACTGACTATCACCGAAGCGATTCCTGCTGGTGATTCTGCGGTCGGCAACTATGTCGAAGAGGGACGTGAGCTGGCGTTACGCTGCCTGCCTGGTGCGTATAAGAAAGATAGCCCTATCAAACTTGGGACGGCTGGTCAGTTCACCCTTGCCACCTCCGACACCGATTCAGTGATCGGCTACAGCCAGGATGAATACACCATCGCGGCCAGCACTACCGATTTTATTCGCGTGCGCATGCGCGTTGGCACTGTCGCCGCAGCTGGCGCGTAACAAAAGGACAAACGTATATGTACTTTTCTAAAGAGACGCTGGCGACTAACTCCCGCCTTGGCGGCCACTGGAACGAGCTGTGGGCAAACCGCAATATGTGGAACCTGCAGAACGATTCCATCATTGCGGCAAACCGCGCAATCATGACTCCTGACATGCTGGCTTGTAACGCAGTTGGTGGTTTTTCCCGTGACTTCTGGGCTGAGATTGATAACCAGGTACTGCAACTGCTCGATCAGGAAGTTGGCATGGAAATCGTGAACGACCTGATCAGCGTTCAGACTGTGCTGCCGGTAGGTAAAACCGCCAAGCTGTATAACGTAGTTGGTGACATCGCTGACGACGTGTCAGTCAGCATTGATGGTCAGGCGCCATTTTCATTCGACCATACCGAATACGCCAGTGATGGCGATCCGATCCCGGTATTTACTGCCGGTTACGGTGTTAACTGGCGCCATGCTGCCGGCTTAAACTCTGTGGGCATTGACCTTGTGCTGGACTCGCAGATGTCAAAGATGCGCAAGTTCAACAAGAAGCGCGTTAACTACTACCTGAACGGCGATTCAAAAATTCAGGTTCAGTCCTACCCGGCGCAGGGAATCAAGAACCACCGTAACACCAAGAAGATTAACCTCGGGTCTGGTGCAGGTGGCGCGAATATCGACCTTACCACTGCAGACATGACCGCGATCTTTGCATTCTTCGGTAAAGGCGCATTCGGTACCACCGCACGCACGAACAAGGTAGCCGCATACGATGTGATGTGGGTTTCTCCGGAAATCTGGGCGAACCTGGCTCAGCCGTATGTGGTCAATGGCGTTGTAAGCGGAAATGTACTGCAGGCGGTGCTGCCGTTCGCACCGGTCAAAGAGATTCGCATGAGCTACGCGCTGAGCGGTAACGAGTTTATCGCGTACGTTCGTCGTCGTGAGGTAATCTCTCCACTGGTTGGTATGGCTGTCGGTGTTGTCCCGCTGCCGCGTCCACTGCCTAACGTTAACTACAACTTCCAGATCATGTCTGCTGAAGGTTTGCAAATCACTGCAGACGATCAGGGCCTGTCTGGCGTTGTCTACGGCGCGAACCTGGCGTAAGGAAACAGCATGGCCAAATACGAAGTGGTGCGCCCGTGGAATGGCGTAGCGCTGGGGCAGGTTGTTGAACTTGAAAATCTTCATCCGGCCCTGAAGTCAAACGTTCGTCTCATGCGCGGCGAAGCAGGTGGGGAACTCTCTCCGGCAACACCAGAAGCAGGCACTGATACAAAATCTCGAAAAGAGATTATTCAGGCCCGCCTGACGGAATTAGGCATCGAGTTTAAAGGAAACCTGGGGGCTGAAAAGCTTGGTGAGCTGTTGCCGGATGGCGAACTTGAAAAGCTTTTCCCTGCTGAATAACAGCCGCCGCTAAGGCGGTTTTTTTATGCCCTGTGAAAACAGGGCTTCATTCTCACGGAGCCGATAATGCTAACTCTCGACCAAGCGAAGGAGTATCTGGAAGGTCAGGGGATTACCATCCCTGACTTTGTACTCCAGGCGTTCGTTGATGAGGCGAACAGCATTCAGGACTGCCTTGATGCACATTACCCGGCATCGACAGCCTTGCTTATTCAGCTCTACCTCTTAGCGCTGATGGGGCTCGGGAGTGGGGATAAATACATTTCCAGCCAGACGGCGCCAAGCGGAGCATCCCGCTCATTCCGTTACCAGTCATTCTCAGACAGATGGAAGGCATCCGTAAACCTGCTGCGCAGTCTGGATAAATACGGATGCGCCAGCGCTCTGATTCCTGCAGACCCTACCGCCTCGCCGGCATTCGCTGGTATCTGGATAGGTAAAGGCGGATGTATGTGCGGGGATAAGTAATGGCCTGGGTTTCTGTTCAGCAACGGCTTCCGCGGACGTTTACCCGGGTGTGGGTGATCACCGATACCGGCGAGCAAACGACGGCGTACGTGAAAAGCGACGGCGAGTGGTTCATTAACTGCGACCGCATACGCGCCACAGGCGCCGTTGTGCTGCGATGGAGGGAATAGGGTATGTCAGACAAAACCAGCGGTGGGAAAATCGACGACGATGCCACGTATGGCGATGCCGGTGATAGGTCAGAAACAATTCACGTTGGTGCCATTCATTACGATATTGAAGTCAGCATAGCTGGGCGGCTTCATATGGAAGTTCGCAAACTGATTGACGTTCACGCTTTTGAGCTAACTGACAATGGCGGATTTAATTATCTGTTCATCTGGATAAATGACCATGGACTGAAGTTCATGGGCGTTAGCCTCAAAACCTACGAAGAAGCGAAAGAGCACCTTATCAATTATGACCGAGAGAAAATCACTGGCCCTTCAGGACGATGTGAGCAAATTCCGGGATTGATAAGCGCGATTTCACGAAAGATTGAGAGGTTCTCACTTTGAGCTCGATAGCCTCGTGGTCATATACCGCAACAGCGACAATCTGGCGGCGCATACGCGATGCTGACGGTAGCGATACCGACGGCGGAGGTCAGCCGTACGGGTGGGAAGCACCGATCGCTATCCTCTGCGACTACCAGGGCGGACTCTCTGCAAAAATCGGTGACCTTGGCCGGGAGATCGTGGTTAAAAATACGATATGGACCGAGTACGCAACGGCGCGGGAGGGAGATTACATCCTGATCGGCGCATCGACCGATGCGGCTCCGCCTGATGAGGCCGATGAGATTCGGCAGATCGTCCAGTTCGCAGATACGTTCGAGCGACTGGCGGACGATTATGCGATTATCACCGGCGCGTGATAAAATGTAATGGCGCGGCTAGACCGGCCAGTCGAAAGCAGAGAACACAGACTCTGTTGCCGCGCACCTCTCTCTGTGAAACCTACTGTGAGGTTTGTTATGGCTAATGACCCTGATATCGATTTTTTACATCAATGTTTCAGTTATAACCCAAAAACTGGAATTATTACCTGGAAACCTAGACCAAGGATTCATTTTTCAACCGAAAGGGTATTCAATACTTGGCACTCTAGATTTTGCGGGAAAGAAGCAGGTTGCTTGAACATCAATGGATATTTAGAGATTGGTATTCAAGGTAGGCTTATGAAGGCTCATCGTATAGCTTGGGCGCTATCTTACAGAGCCTATCCAGAGGGCTTCATTGACCACATCAATGGTGTCAGAAACGATAATCGCCTAATTAATTTAAGGGATGTCGACAGGGTTGGTAATGGAAGGAATTCGGCAAGGCATAAAAATAATATCTCTGGCGTTTGCGGGGTACATTGGCGCTTAAGGGATAATCGTTGGGTTGCTTCGATTAACCATGCGGGTGGGCAGATTCACCTCGGATATTATGAGAGCCTGATTGATGCTGTTGCTGCAAGAAAGTCAGCAGAATTTAAGTATGGCTACCATGAAAACCATGGGCGAGCCCAATAATTCACAAAACAAGGTCGCTACGGCGGCCTTTTTTACGTCTGGAGTCTGATTATGGGCGCTAAAGTTCGCGGCATCCGCCAGGCCAAGGCCAACCTCGATCGCATCATCAAAGACGTCCAGGGGCGTAAAGCCGTGCGGGCAATCCAGTCTGCGATGCTTATCGGCAGCGCGCAGGCAGCACTTTACACCCCGATCGATACGTCGACGCTCATCAACAGCCAGTTCCGCGAAATCATGGCTAACGGCACCAGGGTAACCGGGCGCGTTGGTTACTCCGCCAACTATGCGGTTTATGTTCACGACCCGGCAGTGAAGCAGAACTTCACGCGAGCAACGGCCCGTAAGGAGTTCTTAACGAAGGGCTTCGAAGATACCCGCAGCCAGATTGACGCGGTGGTGAAGAAGGAGCTTTCGCTATGACGCCCCCCATGTACATGCGCCTCAAAGACCTGTTTGTGGATGAGGGGCTTACCGCGGGGTTTAAGGTCCAGTGGCGGCAATGGCGCGACACCGGGAAAGATACCGATCAGTTCATCGTGTTCCGGTCTTCCGGCGGTTCCGATATCACCTTTGACCTCGGCGGCGACTGGTATGTGATGGTTGATGTGATCTCCTCGAAGGCGAATCCCGATGCTGCGGACGCCGCGGTAAACGCCATTGTCGAGTATATCAGCGCGCAATCCGGCGCCGATGATTGCGTAGGCGCGCTACGGCTTGTCGGCAATGTCCCGGCGCCGATCCCCACCGAAGAGGGCCGGTTAGTAACCCGGCTGCTCGTATCCTGCACATACGGCGAATAATCGTCAGAATCACCCATCAGGCTGCCATATGGCGGCCTTTTTTAATTGAGAGGCATACATGCAAGGCTGCGCTAATGACACCGGCAAGCTGATTGGTAAGGTGGCCGTGCTCCGCATGGCTTTTGGCTGTGCTGATACGGTTCCTGCGCTTTCCGAATGGAAGCGACTCGGCGCCATGACCACCAAGGGCTTCGACTACTCCATGAATACCGTCACCTCTGAGGCTGACGATACGAAAGGTATGGTTGAGAACCTGGTCAACAATATGGACGTCACCATCTCCGGAGAAGGTGAGTTCCGTAAAAAAGACAAGACGACTGAAGTTGGCGCTATTGCCATCTCGAAATATATTTTCGATGAGGTGCAGGCCGGCCGTCAGCCGACAGTCTGGGTCCGCTTCGACTTCACTGGTGAAGACGCTGGCACTTATATCATGGGCTACTTCAACACCACCTCCTGGTCTGGTGATTTCGGCACCACGGATATTTCGACCTTCTCCGGGGAATGGAAAGTCTACGATGCAGACACCGTGGAATTTGAGGTCGCCCCTCCGGCGCTGGCGTTTACCACAAACCAGCCGACGACCAAGAGCGTGGTTGCCGGATCGGCTCTGAATATGTCGGTCGTGGTTGAGGGTGGCACTTCGCCTTACACCTACGTCTGGAAGAAAGACGGCACGGTTGTCAGCGGGCAAACAACGGCGACCTTCAACAAGGCCAGCGCTGCTTCTGGTGATGCCGGGGTTTATACCTGTGAAGTCACCGACTCTTCCGCGACACCAGTCAAGATCACGTCTGCATCCTGCACGGTCACTATCAGTTAACCGCCAGGCCATTTCGTGAATAGTACAAAGGGCGTTTACGCGCCCTTGATACTGTTTATGGAGCGACTATGACCCCGATTAAAGAATTAGGCGAATGCGTTATCGGTACCGGTGATCGGGAATTCTTTTTCCGGCCATCGTTTCGCAACATGGCGAGAATTGGTGAGCCCGAGGAGATTGTTCAGGCATTCTATGACCTGTGCAATGACGAGGCTACGCCATTCGCGCAGCGCGCAGCTGAGGCCTATATCCGCGATGAGTACAGCCGCCTTCCTGATTGCGTCATGCGGTTTATGCAAAGCGGGCTCCTGTCACGCAAAGCGATCATGGCGGCTCACACGGTACTGACAGCCTGCTGTGACGACGATATCGGCGATCTGGTTGGCTGGATGAAACCGGGGAAATCACGTAAGCGTGGCTTTGTCTGGCGCCCGGGCAGCATGCCGCCGGAAAGCATGGTCATCGTCGCGCAAAACCTGATGATGCACGGCATCATCGGCAAGGCGAAGGTGCGCAAGCTGCAGCGTTACGAAACGAATGAGACAACCGCAGAATTCCGCGCAGCCGACTACATCATGGCGGCGCGTAACCATTTCGGCATAAGCCGGGAAGAGGCTGAGAACCTCACGATGACAGAGTTCGCCATGATGATTAACGCCAAATACCCAAATCAGAACGGCTTCACGCGCGAAGAGTACGACACGGTCATGGACGAAGACGATCGCCGCTGGCAGGCGATGATGGAAAGTCAGACAAATCATTAAGCGAGAAATTAGCAATTCGTGCTATTGAAAAAATTTTTTTCATTCATTCTGGTTCACCATGGTTAATCACATCTCATCATAGTTAATGATAGATAACTTATCGTAAATGGATGAAATTTATAGCCTATTTACATGAGCGTCCGCAGGCGATTTAATGAATCCAGCAGGCGCTCTTTAACAATTAGTTGCGAGTTTTACTTTTCGTCATCCAGATATCCCATGCGTCTACCAAGTATTGCTGCAAGTCTCCTGGCGTGCTCTTCACCTTCGCGCAGGATTTCCGCCGTGAACGGATCTTTTTTCGCAAGAGTGGTTAAGAATATTTCTTTTTCTTCAGGCGTTGAGGTGGCATTAAAAGCAGCCTGAGTTGAGTCGAAGTCAACCAGATCGCTTTCAGAAATAGCCTTATCGGTATCAAGCGCCTCTTGAAGTATCTGAACGATCTCTGAGTTCATTGACCTGCCGTTGGCCTTGGCGCGCTCAGCTATTGCTTCACGCATTCCTGAGGGCAGCCTTACGTTAAACCTGTCCATTTCTTGGCTAGGGAATCTGCTCATAAGTCCTCAAATTTGCAATTATGACGACAAATAATAGCACCAACTTGACATCGTTTAAAATGGTGCTAAATTGGTTGTAGAGCCAAGTTGACACCATAGAAGGAGATAGTAGATGCAAGACGTACTCTATACCGGCCGCAAGAACGACAGTTTCCAGCTTCGTCTGCCAGAGCGAATGAAGGAGGATATCCGGCGCTTAGCTGAAATGGATGGGATTTCGATTAACTCTGCAATTGTGCAGCGTTTGGCAAAAAGCCTGCGTGAGGAGCGCATGAATGGTCAGTAAAAACGACGAAGCCCTAACTACTTGCGATAGTCAGGGCTCCTTATCGAACAAATCCCGGAAAGGAAATATCGACATGATTATTGTACAGAACAAAGAGCTAAGTTTCCACAATACCAATTTTTCATATATGGAAATGGGCGGTCAGGTCTGGCTTACGGCTGCTGAGGTTGGTCAGGCTCTGGAGTACGCTGACGATAAAGCCGTGCAGCGCATCTACTCACGCCATGCTGATGAATTTACAGCACAAATGACAGGGGTGGTCAAACTGACCACCCCTTCAGGAAAGCAGGAAGCGCGCGTTTTTTCTCTGCGTGGCGCCCATCTTGTAGCGATGTTTGCTCGCACGCCAAAGGCCAAAGAGTTCCGCCGCTGGGTGCTGGATATTCTGGATCGGGAAATGGCGCATTCGCCGATTGCGAAGCAGTTCAGTGACGAAGAGCTTTGCTCTCTGGCATGGTTATGGCGGGCCAGCGACGTCATGCTCAAAGCCTGCAATAGCGTAACACCTTTACTGAGAGTGGCAGAGCATCGCCAGGCGGGACACTTTCATTCAATCGGTCAGGAGTATCCGAGGTCGATTAACAAGGCAAGAGAAGTGATTAAGCGCGAGACAGCGCATATCGAATTTCACCCATGGAAGGATGATAACTGGAGCAGGGTATTACCGCACCTGCGTCAGGAGATGTTGCAATGATGCATAAATAGAAAAGCCGACAGTTCGCAGCTGCCGGCTATCCATAAATCTGTCATAAGGGTCCAACTAATGACTTCATTAAATTTAGCACCAAAAAGCAGTGTTGTCACCGATAAAACCATTGATAGCCAGTCTTTGCTGATGATGGTTAATCAGGCTCGCAAGCAGTGCGGGGAGCCAGAGGTACGCAACAATAAGTTCATTGAAAAAGTAGTCGACGAACTTGATGGGGAGTTTTACACAAAAAGTGTAAAACCCTCCGGCACCAATGGCGGCCGTCCTGTTGAGGTAATTGACATGACGATCAAGCAGGCCCTTCGCGTGGCGGCCCGTGAGTCTAAAGCTGTTCGCCGCTCTTTGGTTGATAAGCTGGAAGACATGCAGGCTATCCAGGTGCCTACTAAAAGCACTTCAGGACTTACTGAATACCGGCTTGCCAAAGCTGAACAACTCAAAGCTCAGGCGCTGGAGAAAAACATCGCATCGGCCCGTGAGCTGATGTCAATGTTCCCGCGGCTTGGTGAATCGGCTAACCAGGTGATCGTTGCCACCCTTGTTAACCCACTTCTCGGCCACGAAGTTGTGCCACTGCCGGCGATTGAAGAGCATTACTCAACGGCGGGTGAAGTAGCGGCGCAGCTCGGTTGCACTGCGAACAAGATCGGTCGCGTAGCCAATAAACACAACCTGAAAACTGAGCAGTACGGCAAGTTCTTTCTGGATAAGTCGAGACACTCAGATAAGCAGGTTGAGGCGTTTCGCTACAACGCCGAGGGAGTTCAGGCACTTCGCCATCTGATTAACGGTGCTGATGTTGCCTAACTGCCTGATAATAAATCGAAGCACTAATTAGTGCTTTGGTCTCTCAAACCCGCTTAACTGCGGGTTTTGTCGTTACCGCTAGATGGTGAAAAAATGAATAATAAAATAAACGGCATTGTGGATGTAGGTGAAAAACAAGAGAGTCCAACCCCAGGCGAGCCCGCGGAGCTTGGTGGTATAGGGGCCGATATTAAGTCCATGGAAAACAGGATTGTTGACAAAATGGACGAAAATCAGAAGTGGCTGGTTGGCCTTTTGGTGTCGGCAATACTGGTGCCTTTGTTCATCGCGTTGGTTACCAAGTAGCGCTGCGGCGGGTTTTGTCGTATCGCTCCCCCTCTGCTACGATTGCCGCATCATTTACTGATGGGGATAGGGATATGAGCGAACAAGAACAGTTACAACGCCTGAGTGAAGAAATCGCCAAGGCATATTTACGGCACCTAAAAGAAACAACCGGCGGCGACACGGTGACTTATGACGGAGTTACCAAGACCGTTGTTTTTGAAAATCTGGTCTTCGGGTTGGTTGGGGTGGCTCATACCAATGCGAGAAAGCATCCTGATGATCCTGTTTTGAAGGACCCGCACAAGCATTTATCACAGATGATTAACCTCTTCTCGCGCCCATACACGCTAACCGATTTCGGTCTGCGCGTTATAGAAATGATGAATGAGAAGTCTATTCATAAAGAGCGCGGGGTAGCGATGTGAGGCGGCTAATCATTATCGGGCTACTTTTCTTGTCACACTTTTGTTATGCAAAATCTGATACTCAGATCATTAATGATGCAAAAGAGGCAGTCAGAAAAGAGCTATCTCAGAAGTATAAGCCGGGAGACTGCGAAAGATGGCGATTACTTGAAGCTAGCGGTAAAGCCAGAAGTGGCTCTGCTGTCATTATTTGTGACAGTAATTTCAACCCATTGTTAGGACTGGATTTCTCAGAGATAAAGGTTTTCAGGAATGAAAACTCAAACGCTGTCTGTGGTATTGTCTCGGGACATACCGATATAAGTAAAATTGGAGGTCGGTTCGTTTATACAGATGGTGATGCAGGGCATGTTTTCATTAAGAAATCAAAAGAGCCTGCCTTCTTGGCTGATAAGAGCGAAATCGGTCGCAATGCACTGAAGATACTGGATCAGCAATTAAAAATTGAGTCCAGAAGCTGCGGCTAATGCAGAGTACGTAATTGGTAACTAATTACGAAACTTTCGTAGACAACACAAACCTCGCTCCGGCGGGGTTTTTTATTGCTCGGAGAATGCTATGGCAGAAGGTGAAAATCTTGGCGGGGTCTACATTGAGATCGAGGCCGATGTTGCAAAATTGCTTACTGGTCAGCAGCAGGCAAATAAAGCCCTAGATAACATTGGCGATAATGCACAAAAAACATCAGGGCAATTCAAAAAGCTTGATACGCAACTTAATGCTACCTCGAAAGTGATGTCTTCAGGGTTGAAGGGAAGCGTTCAGCAGGCAGGTTATCAGATCCAGGACTTCATCGTTCAGGTCCAAGGTGGTCAATCTGCATTGGTAGCATTTAGTCAGCAAGGGTCGCAGCTAGCTGGGGCATTCGGGCCGGGTGGTGCTATCGTCGGGGCGCTAATCGCGCTTGGAACTGTTGTTGCAGGGACTTTAATTTCCTCTATTAATGGTGGGAAAAGCGCAATGGATGCGCTTAAAGATGCCGCCGAGAGGATGAATGATGTTATCTCTGTTTCTACTCAGGGTATCGCTGCACTTTCTGACAAATACGCAAACCTTGCCAGGGTCAATGTCACGGCAGCAACACTGCTGAGAAATCAGGCGCTGATTGAATATAACCAAGCCATCTCGAAAATACCTAAAGCGATAGGAGAGGCGGCTGACTCTGTTCTTTCGTTTGGAGATAAGGCCATATCAGCGCTAGCTGGCGGTTATGCTTCCGTTGAAGGGTTTAATGATCGCCTGAATTCGCTAAATATAACGACTAGCGATTACTCTTCTGCAATGAAACAGGCATATGGCGCAGGAATGAATTTCCGAGCAACGGCTGACTCTATCGGTAATACAGTAGGTGCCGTAGCCTCTAAGTTGGGTATTTCTGAAGAGGCGGCGTTTGGGCTTACTAAGCAGCTCGCAGACCTTAGTGACAACCCGTCTCCGCAGGCATTGCAAACACTTGTTTTGAGAATTAATGAAATCATCAACTCCTCAAAAAATGCAAAGCCAGAGTTGATTGAGCTATACAATAAACTCGCAGATTTGTCTACCGGCGCATCAAATGCCGCCGTTAATTTTGAGATACTGAAAAAATCAACAGATAACCTGACCTCTGGGCAAAAAAGTTTAATTCAACAGTCCGAAAGGAATCTGGCGTTATCTAAATTGCAAGGTGCAGCAAGGGCAAAATTAGCGGCTCAATATGCAGCTGAGGATGCGGGATTCTCGAAAGACGATCCGCACACCAAGCGAATGATGGATGATGCTGCCGCGACTTACACCAATCTCGATTCGCATAAGAAGCTGACAGCGGAGCAGAAGAAAGGTGAGAGTCAGGCAGAGAGAAATGCAAAAGTTGTCGAAGAGTACAGCCAGAAAGCAAAATTGGCTGCCGATTCTACAAGCGAACTCTCGCGCGAACAGGCGATACTGGCAGCAAAACAGAAGTTAACGAATGCTACACCGCAGCAGGTTGCTCAAGTTGAACGTGATGCAGCGGCGGCATGGGATACGGCCAATGCTCTCAAAGCCCAAGCCGCCGCTCAAAAGCTCCTCCCTGAAACAAGAGAGAACGCCTCTTATCAGCAGGATATGAAGGATCTGAAAACTGCTCTTGATGGGAAGAGGATTACCCAGCAACAGTACGATCAAACCAGTGAGCAACTGGAGGCTCAGCATCAGGCCAACCTTGCCAAAATACGCTCGCAGCAGGTGGTTAACCCAACCCAGCAGGCACTTGCCGAAGTTGACCCGGTGCAGCAGTTGGCCAACCAGCACGCGCAGGAGCTGGCGCTGATTCAGCAGTTTGAGCAGCAGGGCGTTTTGGCCCATCAGAACGCGCTGGCCCTCAAAAACGCAGCCGACACGCAGTACGAGCAGCAGAGGACCGCAGCTCAATGGGAAATCCTCAGCCAGCAAAGCCTCGGCTATAACATGCTGACGAGTGCGGTTGACGCCTTTAGCGGGAATGCCTCCAATGCAATCACCGGCCTGCTAACCGGCACAATGTCAGCACAGGAGGCGATGCAGTCACTCGGCAATACCATCCTGAACAGCGTGATCAACAGCATTGTTCAGGTCGGCGTTGAGATGCTAAAAAACTTTATCATCGGACAGACAATCGGTGCGGCATCAACTGCTAACGGATTGCTACAGGCATCCCTGTTAACCAACGCATGGACACCGGCAGCCTATGCCGCCTCCGTGGCGACAGGTGGTGCAGCCGCAAAAGTGGGGGCCGTGGCCTATGGTTCTGGGCTGGCAACATCAATGGCTCTAAGCACTGTATCTGGTGCTCGCTACAATGGCGGCCCGGTATCAGCCGGCGGCCTGTACCAAGTCGGCGAGAAAGGCAAACCAGAGATTTACCAGGCCAGCACCGGCAAGCAGTACATGATCCCCGGCGATAACGGGAAGGTCATCAGCAATAAGGATATGCAGTCAGGAGGAGGGATCAGCGTGCAGGTGAACGTCATCAACCAGTCTACCGGTGCCACCGTACAGAGTGCCGACGGCTACATGCAGGACGGTAGTGCGGTGGTGGACTTGCTGATCACCGACATGGAAAGAGGCGGCCCGGTATCCTCTCAGATGCAGCAGACATTTGGACTAAGCCGCAAAGCGCAAGGTGCTTACTAAACCAAACCCGCTCCGGCGGGTTTTTAATGCCCGGAGGAAACGTGGCAACAGTTCAATACCCTCCGTTCCTGCCGCTTCCCCAGCGCGCCGTTCAGAACATGACGCAGGATACAGCCTGGCAGACGACGCAGACGGCAGTCGGTCCATTGATAATCACGCCGATCACCACGGACCTGAAAGCGACCTGGACGCTGCAGTGGATATTCACGCTTGCCCAGGCCGAGCGGTTTAAGTCGTGGCTGCGCTCGCCGACGTACTGTGACCGCGGGCGCAACTGGTTTCAGATGCCGATCGACCTGGGTGATACGCAGGGCGTTCAGCAGCAGACTCTGCATTTCGTCGACATGCCGGTGCAGACCAGCAAAAACGGCAACATTGTCACCTGGACCGCAACGGTCATCAGCAACGGTATCGAGGACATTACTGAGGACTACGACGACTGGATTGTTGAGGCTCAGCCTGGCTATGGATACTGGCTGGATTACCTGATTACCGAAGTTATGCCGAGGGCCGACTGATGCCGACATTGAGAGAGTGGAAGGAGCGCCGGCCGGCGAGCGATATCAAACAGACGGTGGAATTTTATCATCCTGCGTTTGGTTATTACCGGGTGGTCAATAACCTGTTTCGCCCGGCGACGTTTGGTGGCAACTCATTCGAGCCTGCGCGGTTCAGCGTAACAGAACCGGCGCAGGACGGAACGGCAGTGATATCCATGACGATCACCTTTGTCGCTGCGACGGAGCATGTCCGGCAGACACTGAAAAGCTGGCGCGGGGCGGCGCGTATGACGCCGATAAAGTGCCTGTATCAGCAGTGGAATGCGATCGGTGATGCATCATCCCTGAAAGACTGGACGCTGTATGTGAGTGACATCTCTGCTGACGCAAACAATGTGACGGTTGACGCCGGGTTCACCAACCCTTTGACGCTAGCCAACCCGATTATTTACACAACAGAACTTTATCCAGGACTGAAAACTTCATGACGCAAGACGAATTTATCCGGCTTGTTACCGGCAAGCCTTGGGCTAACCGCTCCTGCAGTTTTGGCTCGATGGATTGTTGGGCGCTGGTTGTTCTGTATTACCGGCATGTGCTGGGAATTGAGTTGCACCATATTCCAGCGTATGAAGCCGGGGCTGACTTCATTACTTGCCATGAGCAGGAGGTGGAGCATTGGAGAACGATACCAGCAGCGGTGTCGGGTTGCATTGCGGTTTTCTATCGTGGTGAAGTCCCGGCGCATATTGGCGTAATGACAAGCCCCGTTAAGTGCCTGCATTCCCGTGGGGAGTTTGGTTTCGTGCGCAGCGACAACCCGCTGGCGCTTCTTAAAGTATACAGCCGCGTGGAGTATATGGTGCATGGTTCGATATGAATTACAACGCCTTCCTGGCGCGCCAAAGCATCGTGGAGTTGCGGAGGAAGGAACGCCGCTAGCTGAGTTACTTGATTCTCTGAATTTGCACAATGATGTGGTAGTTAAGCTTAACGGCAGAGAACTTGATGACGACTTCGAGATAACTTATCCGCTGTGCAGAAATGATGTAGTCCTTATATTCGACCAGCCTGAGGGTGGGGTAGGGAAACTGATCAACACCATATTACGACCGGTCACAAAAATTCTCTCTGGCGCAATGAAATTGCTCGGTCTTGCACCAAAATCCGGAGGCGTTTCTGTTGCAACTGGAGAGTCGCCCAACAATGATGTCACCCAGCAGACCAACCGGGCCCGTCTATATAAAGGGAGGCCGAATATTTATGGTCAAGTACGAGCCTATCCAGACCTCATACAGGAATCGATGTTTGAATACATCAGTAATAATAAAATGGTTACAGAGTGGATGGAGATAGGCTATGGACACTACAATATTTCATCAGTGCGTTATTCCGAATCTTCTCTGGTAGCTATGGCCGGCGCCAGCTATGAAGTTTATCATCCAGGCACGGTAATACCAGAGATTATTCAGGGATATGCCTTTGACGATGTTGATGGGCAGGAGCTTCCTGGCACCAACGAGCAGACATCAAATATCGTTAATCAAGCCACGACGAATAATTTGCTGGCTGGTAGTTTCGCTGGAGGCCAGTTTTATGCAAAAATTGAAAAACAAAATGAGTTTGATGTTTTCTATGACTCTCCAAAACCATTTTCGGTCACAATCACTGTAAATGTGTCATATAATACAGCCAGTGGGCTGGTAACAAAAAACATTAATGTATCTGCTAGTTTGTTTAACTCTGCGCTATCAGATGATGGGACACTTATCGATCCGCAACAATTCTATGAGTTTTGGTTTAACTATTTGTCTGGTCCAGACTTTGAGGGATTGCCAGCAGACGCCACGGTAAACAGCACTCTTTTCACTCTGACTCAGTATTCGACTATTGCGGTTGGGCCATTTTTTGCGGCGCTCCCTGGTGATCAGCTTTGGGTGCACCTCTACGCGAATGAAGCTGGCGGATATGACGGGCCTGCCCGTATCACATGGTGGCAGGTCGACACCGATAACAACCAGATACCTGGTACCGAAGAGAGCATTGATGTAAACGTGCATAACGATGGAGGCAATCAGGATTACATTTACCGGACATACAAAATAACACCAGGTGCGGGTTTTGGACGTTATGCCTTTAGAGCTGAGCGAACCAATAACTCGGCCAGCAACTCAGTGCTGTATTTGTCCGGCGCGCATGCTGTAACCATCCGTAAAAACGTAGTATATACCGATGACACAATTGTCAGGGTCACTGTCAGACAGACGGAAACACAGACTGTAGCGTCAGATCGTAAATATAACTGTCTTGTGCAGAGGAGGGTCATATCATGGACGCCAAGCGGCATTGACTTTGCATTGCGGCCCAGCAGGTCATTTGCTGACGCCGTACTACATGAGTGGGTGATCATTGGCAAACAGGATCCATCCAGGCTTGATTTACCTTCGCTTTACGCCATTAAAGACTCGCTGCCAGATGCTCAGCTAGGTTATTTTGACTGGACATTTTCCGATGAAAATCAGCCGCTAGGTGAGCGAATACAGACTATCTGTAACGTAGCTCGCGTTAATTTTAACTGGATCGGTGATGTTCTTACGTTCTGGCGTGATGAAAGGGTTTCTAACCCAGATGCGGTTTTCGCCCGTTCGAATATGTTCTGGGAAGATTACAAGTTGTCATGGAAAATGTCTTTACCTGGTGGGTATGACGGCGTGACGCTCGACTACGTCGACCCTTCAACTAACAAAAAGACCTACATATACCTAAGCGTGGGCACCTCCGGAATAAGTGAAGTTTCCGACGCTACTGTTAACGCGATGCAGATCAGCCTGGACGGCTGCCGCAACGCCACTCAGGCAACCGATCGGGCCTGGCTTGAGGCGAGGAAAATCCTTTACTCACGCCTGACCATGACAGTGAAAGTGCTGGAGTCGACGCAGGTGGTGCGCGGTACGGTGGTTCAGTGTCCGGACATGTACGACAACGCGCAGCAAACCGGCTACATCACAGGGCGATCCGGGGATGTGTTCTCGACCTCTGAACGAATCGACTTTTCCCTCGGCGATATGTGGGTGGTGATGACCGACAGCCTCGGAAATTACCGCGGGCGCTGGCGAGCTTATCCGGTAAGTGGCAAGCCCAAAGCATTCCAGGCTGCAGCCGATACCTTCGATCTGAACATTTATGACCGCAGCAGGGTGCAAAACCCCAGCCGGTATTTCATCGCTACCGACTCGGAACTCAACTCCACAATCTGGCGCGTCGATAGCGCAAAACCAAACGGTGACGATACTCAAACGCTATCCCTGACTGAGTATTCAGACTCGATTTATCAGTAACACACGGCAGTAATTACCAACCTTCGCGCACACCATCAGATTAATTTCTGAGGGTTTCGTGCGCCTTTTATAGGGCGACATGCACAATGGCAGAAGTACCGTTACCAACTTCAACCGACAACCCGGTACCCAGCACTGATATCCGGGACGCAGTTTATGCAGGCGCCATGCTGGATAAAGTTGTCACCAGTACAGAGCTGACATACACCGATCGCCTCGGCGGAGAGCACTACACCGTAGACGGAATTAAGGCGGAAGGGGATAAAGTCGTTGAAGAAACGCGACAGAACCTGATCCCTCTTAGCCGGCAGTATATGACCTTAGCGGAAGCGCAAGCGGATATCGCTAATATTCCAGAAGGCAGCAGCACCTATGTGCGTAGCCAGGACAGCAGCGCGCTGGCTGACGAGTACATGAATGTGGCTGGGACGCTGACAGCAACCGGGCGTAGAATGCCTTCTCAAGCGGCCATCCAGGCAGTTCTTGACTATATCTCATCTCTCATTGCTACTGATGATGCTGATTCTCCTTTACTGACACTTAATGATGAGGCGGGGTTTCGTCTGGCGGCATTCGGCCTGAATGCAATTCAGAGCAATGCGATGACGGCTGAGTATGATGAGTTTATTGATGGTTTTGTGTTCCGGGATAGCGTCGGATTCGTTATTCAGCAAATAGGGGCTCCTCTGCTCAGCTCTGTTGACAGTGTTCAGCCTGTCGTTGAGCAGCAGCGATTGGTGACTGAGGCATTCAGTGCTGAATCTGACGCGGATATTTCTGGTTTTGTATTTCGCGACAGTGTGGGATTTGTCCTGATGAATCTCAATGGTGAGCAAAGCGATCAGAATAACGATGGGGTAGATGACATTTCACGCAGAAATGCAGCAAATCTTGCCGCTGCTGCTGCCGCACGAGACGAAATTAATACGCGTATTGCTCGGCCGGTTTACGATTACAATATTCTGATCACAGACGGCCAGTCGCTGAGTAACGGGAATGAGGGATGGGCTGCACTGAGCAAGGACATTCGCGCTACTCTGAACATTAATATGCTCGGTGACTCCGTCCGGCCAAAAAATGAGAATGGTTCAACATTTACGCCGTTGAA